CAAACACAAGTGCAAGCACTACAAGCACAAAACCTACAAGCTTCTGTTAAAGAACTTGCATCTGCTCTTGAATCACTTAAGTCAGAACAAGTAGCAGCAGTGGTTGATCCTGTAGCTGCAACAGAACCACCTCCAGCAACTACTTCTTCAAAGAAAAAATCAGCTTGATTTAAACCAATTTTAGAAACCAATCACGCTCTAGTGGTTATACTGCTAGAGCGTTTTCTTTTTCTCGTTCTAAATACTTTACCGAGTCTTCTATAACATTTGGATTTTCTTTTTTCCAATTGTTTAAATGACCAATCTTAAAATGACACCTGTGAGTTTTTGTTTCACATAACGTTATAAGATTTTCTTCATCAAGTTCAAGTTCTGGATATAAATGAAATGGCTTTATGTGGTGAACTTGCAGATTGGTTTCTGAACCACAAGCTGCACACGTTGGAAACGATTTTAAATGGATTTTACGAACATCATCCCAACGAGGTGATCGTAGCTTTAGTGGTTTACCTTTAACGGCTTCCTTAATGGCTTTATAAAGGCGTGTAAGCATCTTGATATATCTCCAAGATGTAAATAGTACAAAAGCAGAAGGGCAGCCTTTTGAGCTGCCCTTCCTTTTATCTAGTCACTTGCACAGGGTATTTACCCCATATCAAGAGAGGTCACTATTGCTAGAGCATATCCAAACACAGATTTACACTTTCCGTTTAAAACCTTGATCAACGTTGAATATGGCAAGCCTAAGTCTTTACATTGTTGCTTGACATTTGAAGTTAATACAATCTCTAAACCTTCATGGTTAACAAGTTTTAATCCTACGTATTTGCCACCGCTTATCTTTTCTTTATGCTCTTTACTTAAAGGTTTTCTAACTTGTCCTTTTTTACTAGTGTATTCTGGTTCTTGTTCTCCTACAAACCACCCTCCAGAACTCTTTAGTTTGCCTTTTACTAGCTGATGAAAAGCTTTATAGCTTAATCCTCTATCCAAACAAAACTGTCGAACAGAACCGCTTATAACAACCTTTTCACCAGTCTCTTTGTTGGTTACAGTTATGTTGTTCTGAGATTGTTCTTGCCATTGCTTATATGCATTTTGTCTGGATTGTTCTTTTAGTTCGGGAGTTTGCCACACTTCTTTTAACTTGGCTGTGTGTTTTGCACGACGCTCCTCATTAAATGGTTTACATCGTCCATCCGTTAATGGATCGATTTGTTTCTTATTGCGTGAACCACCACGACTATCCATTGCATATGGAACTAAGTTGTAGCAGTTCTTTTGATTATCATACCATTGATCGATATGAAACTGCTCTCGCTCGACTCTGGTTTTCCTATCACCCATCACAGTCTCAATAACTTCAAATAAGAAAACCTCAGATCCACACTTGTTATAATCATTTTGCAAAAACTTATTTAGGTGCCTTCCAGCTTCTAGTTCAGTTTTATGTCCCCTTGCTCTATCCTTAAAACGATATGTAGACCCGATATAAATCCTACCATTTTGTAGATTTAGAATCTTGTATATACCACCTTCATTGCCTTTATCATGAAAGATTAGTTCCATATATCACCTCTTAGATATATATTATCACACAAAGACTGTTTTGGATATGGATTGTTTGTTTTGCCTAATCTCTAAAATGCAGAAAGAGCGGGCTTTTGACCCGCTCTTTCCTTGTTATCCTAGTTTTTCAGGACTTTTTCAAATGATTGACATATCGAGGCAGGTCACGGTGGCGTAGAAGTCTGCACGTACCATCTTCTTGCCGTAACGTGTCATGATGCCCTTACGTGGTGTAAAGTCCTCTTGACCGTAGATTACGGGGGTGAGGATGAGTGGTACGTATGGAGCGTAGATATAACCGCTTTCAAGGAAGGTTGAACCCTTAAGACCAACAAGGATCTTGTTTACTGGGAAGTATGGGTCAACAAACACGCTGTAGCGACCGTTTACTGTACCTACTGCTTCTGCACCAATGCTCATGTTGTCACGAACTTGGCCATCGCCGTCGATCTTGTAGTTGGCACGGTAAGCAACAGTTGCTTCAAGAATGGTACCCACTTCTGGTGAGCACACGATGAAGTTACCTGAACCACGAAGAGTCTTCTTGTGGATGACGTTGGCTGCGTCGGTGATGGTTTCGATAAGTGTTTCGTACCATTCACGGACTGTGCCGGTGAATTGTGGACCTGGGTATACAGTGTTTGTACGAGCAACTTCGGTACCAGTGTACTTGTTGACGAAGCGACCTGGGGCACGGCTCCAGAAGTAGTTAGCTGCTTGAGCTTGTGTAAGTAGGTCGTTGAGAATTTCACGGTCGATATCCAATGTGATCATTTCAGAAAGGATATTTGTGAGTTCTGCTTCAACGTCGATTGAGTAGAATGCTGTGAGGTCTTGGGCCATTTCTGGTGACCAGCGTGCACGTAGCTTACGGGTTGTTGCTGTAACAGCTACTGAATCGATTTTGATGTCAACGTCTGGGATGCGTGGTGATGCATCAACAGCGAAGTTTGATTCAAAGCTTGGGATGGTAAGGGCTGAACCATCTGAATTAACTGAGAGAGCGTCAGCGATTGGTGCTGAAGCTGTTACTTGTGTGGTTACGCTACCGAGAGATACGGCTGCAACGCTTTGTGCGTTTGCAAGGCCCATTGCAAAGAGAAGGTGTGAACCGTTGAATGGATCTGGTGTAAAGGTTGAGCTAGTTCCAGCATCAGTCCAGTTACCACGCTTTGTAAAGCGACGGAAGTTGAGAACTGCTTCGCCTTGTTGATAAGTTTGTGGAGGTGCTGTAAAGGTTGAAGTTGATGAACCAAGACCTGTTACTGCAATTTGTTCAACCGAGGTAAGGTCTGCACCATTGATTGCTGTTGTTAGTTGTGAGGCTGACACAACTAAGAAGGTATAATCGAGCACACTGTTTTCAACGTCTGTTGAAAGAAGTGGATCATAATCTACAAAACGTGCGTTGTAACCAACGAAACCTGCTGAAGCTGATACTGATGAACCTGTGAGCCATGTTGTTCCACCGGTCCATGCACCAAGAGCAACTACGCCTGTTGCGAGTTTGCCTTGTACGTGTACCTTTGAGTAGCCAGAACCGATGAGGTTGTATTGACCACCAGCGGCGAGTGAACCGCTTGTGCGGATTACTGAACCGGATGGGTTGGTGTATACTGATTGACCACGAGCATATGTTGCTGCACCAGGATCTGCTGATGTAGAAAATTGGTTAGCGGCTGTAGCAGCGTCACCACCGACGTATGAACCGTAGGTGTAATCTAGATAGAAGAGTAGACCTGATGGAAGGCTCATTGGTTGTACGCTGACGATTTCGTTGGCTACGAGGCCAGCGAATACACGGCGTACGATTGGGAATGCTACGTTGGTGAAACCTGCCACTTGACCAGAGGATGCAAGTGATGCACCACCGGTTGAGAGTGAAAGGCTTTCGTTGAGCATTGAAGAGCCACCCTTGAGAACTTCTACAGCTTGGTTTTCAAGAAGGCGAGCCATCTTTTGCTTGCCAGAATTTGAAAGACCTTCTAGAAGACCTGTGCGTGACCATTTGCCGACCATGCGTTCATCGCCAGCAGTTGCTGCGGTACGTTGAATACCTTCAGCGAGTTGTGATAGGGTTAGTGTACGTGACATTTGTTAATTCTCCTTATTCGTTGTTTAATAGTACCTAAATGGTAACTTATCTCTAACTATGCACTTATCTTGCGTTTCTCTTTACACCAGCAAGGATTTGCCAGCGTGAAGTGTCGAAGCTTGGTTCTACATATGATTCTGTAAGCATACGACCTGGACGTTGTGCTGATTCTTTAATCATTGCACCGTTTTTCATTCCAGCGTTTAGTACACGAACAAGACGGTTGTAGATTTCTTTTGCTTCTGCAATTGTGTTGGCACTGTCGAGATACTCAACGATTTTGCGTTTTTGTGCCCCGGTCAATTCGTCCCTCACGAAAAGCTTGTTTACATACAATGAGCGAGCGGTGAGAAGTTGTGTTTCATGAAGTTGACCACGAAGAGTCTTGGTTTCATTCACAGCCTTACGAACAATCTTGCGTGATTCCATAAGAGCTTTTTCTGAAGATTCCTCTTCTGGAGCTTCAACTTCTTCGTCATCTTCTTCTACTTCAACTTCTTCATCGCCCATATCTTCTTCGGCGCTCATATCTTCTTCGGCGCCCATATCCATATCTAGTTCTTCATCTTCTCCGCCCATATCTTCTTCGTCCATGTCAACGTCAAGTTCATCACCATCAAGTGATACATTAACGTTTTGAACGTCTTCACCAGAAACACCATCTAGATCAATGGTGAGTGAAAGCTTGTCTTCCGCTTGTTCACGAAGAGCCTTAAGACGTGCACGAGCTTTGCGTGCTTCCGTTATAACTTCTTCGTTACTGAGCTCAAGAACAACTTCGTCGTTTTCTCTGTACATATCTTCTTCATCAACGGGTTCTTCTTGCATTTCTCCCATAAGTTCACTGATTTCTTCTTCTAGTTGTTCTAGAAGAGATTCTGGTGATGGTTTGCCTGGCCATTCTTTCTTTTGCTTGGTTGGGAATGGAGCACTTTCGGCTTCAGCTTTGACACCCTTTGGATTACCAGAAACTCTATGAGCATGTTCTGCTGAACCGCCCTCTGAATCACCAGCAGGATCAACCTTGCCTACTGCATCTTCAAAACCTTCTGCGCCTTCGAAAAGTGATCTAACTAAATCTTTCAATGAATTCTTGTTTGCCATTTTATTACCCTTTACTAGTGGATTTTGCTTATAACTAGTGATTACGTTCAGATTTTCATATAGCAATCCCAATCTGTCTTCATTGAAAGAAAATAGTCTAGGGGATATTGCATTTTTTGCCTTTAAACCAAGCAAGTTGTTATATAGTGAAAACAATTGTTTTTCATACGCTTCTTTAAGAAAAGAAACATTTTCACTAGACTTGTTGCGTAGTGATTCAACCAAACCTTCTGTACGATCAAGGCTTGTTTTGAAATTCTTGTATTCTGTTACAGGAGCAGGAGCAGCCGGTGCAGCAGGAGCAGGAACACCCGCAGCTGCTGGGGCTGGTGTAACAGGTGGTTGTGCAGGATTTGGATCTTGACCAGCCATTGCTGAATCCATTGGTCCTGGTACTGCTGGAGGTGCTGGTACTGCTGGTACTGCTGGAGGTGCTCCTGGTGCTGCTGGAGGTACTGCTGGAGGTGCTCCTGGTGCTGCTGGAGGTACTGCTGGAGGTGCTGCTGGAGGTGCTCCTGGTACTGCTGGTGCTGCTGGTACTGCTGAAGGTCCACCAACAATATTATTAACTGGAACTCCAGGTTGTTCAGTTTGTACAGATGCTGGACCAGCTGGAGGCAATGCTGCTGGATCAGCTGGATCAGCTGCTGGAGGAGCGGCTGGGGCAGCTTGTTCACGCAATAGTTTTTGCACTGCACGATAAATTTCTGCAAGAGATTCTGGTGGTGGAGGTTCTGCTCCTGGTGCAGCTTCTGGTGATGGTGGAGGTGGAGCACCTTCTGGAGAAGCCATGACTTCTGGAGTTACTTCCTCGGATGGTGGAGATACTGCTGCTGGAGTTTCTACTGTACCTGTTGCTGCTGGTGTTGTTTCTTTTTGGAAAAGAGCATCTACAGGAATAACGATTTGTTGTTCTCCAGCTGGTCCAATATCAATTTTACCAATAACATCTGAACCAGGAGTTTTGATTGGTGGTGCAGCAGCAGAAACTGCTGGTGTCATTCCTGGCATTGGTGGTTTGACTTCAGCACCACCTGGGGCTGCCGCATCAATTGGTCCTGTTGAACCTGCGTCTGGAGATGGTGGTGGTGGAGGGGGTGGAGGTGCATCAGCAGAAGCTTCTGGTGCAGGAGGTGGTTCCTCTTGTTCCAAGATAATCCCTGAGATTTCTTTATCAATCATTTGTTTAATTAATGGTTGAACTGCTTCTAACACTGCATTTTTTGCTTCTGCTGCTGCTGCCTCACGAAGCTTCTTTGCTTCAATCAATGCTTCTTGGTACAAGGGTGTTGACATATCTATAAGCTCCTAAAACTCACTTAATCTTATATATGCTTGGCAAAGGAAATATTTCACGTTAATGGACGGGGAAACTGGCCACGGGCTCTTTGTTCAGTTGGTGTACCAGAACCACCAGAACCAACACCAAGAGTAAATCTACGCACTTTTCCTGTAACCTTTTCATTTGGTGCAACACCGTCTACTCTTCCCAGACTGTCTACGTTTTGATGCACTTCGACGCTTGGATTGTCGAAAGGTTCGGGCACTGCGCCGTTGATGCTACTAGAAACAACTGCTAGGTTTGTTGGATTAATACCAGCTGCTTCGCCGGGAGATGCAATAGTTGGAGAATATGGTGTTCCAAGACCTGTTCCAACACCAACAGTAACAGTACTTTTGTCTCTTACCGCAACATATTCAGGATCAAGACTTCCACCAGCAACGGCTTGTGGTTCAAAACTTCTACGATATTGTGGAAACATAGCGTTTTCGCCGTTATATGCTTCCATTTTTTCTTTTGCGACTCTTAGAAGCTCCCTCTGCCCGTCTAGCGTATTTCTGGGAGCACCTGCTGCACCGCTTGGGGTATCAAATGCATCGATTAGCCCGGCATCATTTCTTTTTCCAAGATATGTTGCGTTTAGACCAGTACCAACATTCATCGACGCTGGTGGTGTTGTTGTTTCGTAATCGGTTCTTGTTGCCATGATCTATTCTCCTTGTAGATGAATGTATTGTTCTACAAGAATAACTATAGATCAAGTTGTATTTTAGACGAGATTATTCGAAACTACCCTTTTTAGCACCAGGAAGATGACCTTCGCCTGTGCCTCTAGGTCCACCAGGACGATTGCTTATTGGTGAGTTAAAAGCTAAACGTGCCCAAGTTGAAGCAGAATTCTGTTGAGTCTGTTGCTGCTGATATTGTTGCTGAAGTGCTGCAACAGCATTTGGATCTCTTGGAGGAAGAGGATTACGTCCTTGTGGAACATAACCAAAAGAAGGAGAAGAAGGTGCTGTATTTTCTCCAAGTAATGCAAGATTAACTCCAGCAGGAAGAGTCATTCCATTTGGCATAATACCTTGTTGTTGCATTGGAAGTGAAGTAACAGCTGTGTCAGCAAATATTTGTTCCATAATAGGATTGCCTCCAGCAGCCATCTTTATTCTTGGATCTTGCATAACATTTCGTTGTTGTAAAATGTTTGCACGTTCAGCAAGCATTCCACCAACCATATGATCTAATGCACCTTCAGCAACCAACTCTTTTAGGCATTCTTTAACGATTGCTTTGAACTCTGTTTTTTGAATCTTCATGGTATGTTATTTCTTATTGGCTAACAGCTATAGATTGTTTCAAGGTTTTTTGCGTAAAGCTAATATTTCATTTGCTGCACGGTCTACAAGATCGCTTTTGGTGAATATGTTTTTTACAATACTGGCATCATACTGTTTAGCTTCTGCCATCATAAACGCACCTGGAGTACTTGGCTCACTCACAAAGTCCCAGCAAATAATTTGTAAGTCATCTTGAACAACGTTAACGTTGTTTTCTCTTTGGAGAGAACCTAGTGCTCTGCTAGAGATTCCTGGTTTACACTTACGAGTAATAAGAGCTTCAATAATCTTTCCAGATGGAGTTGGTAGAATCTCTACTTTTCCGTACACTATATCACCTTCCATCCAAATCTCACGAATAACGTGAGAGATGTTTTTCATGTTTACGATTGGTTCGTTAGCATGGTCAAGTTCACCAAATGCACGGTTCTCACGAATAAGTTTTTCGTAGTTACGAATTTCACGTTCAAGAATATGTCTTGGGTATACACGACCATTTTGGTTGAGTGTATTTGCTTTTTGAAGAACACCATTAAGGATTAATGGTTTACCTTCTTCGTACTTGCTGGCATCGTCGTCATTATACTCAAAGGCTGTAAACTCTTTGAGAAGAAACTTTTTATCGCTCATTTTGCTTTAACCTCTCCTTCTAGTTTTGATAAGCCAAGATAGAAGGTTACAAGTTCTTCAGTAATAACTGAAGTATCATTGTAGTCTTTTTGAAGGGTGACACGTATTTCGTTTAGTTTATTTAACAAAACAGTGTCACCAGAAAACTCATGTGAGTGTGCAGCTACAGTTCCAATAAAACGTTTCTTAAGCTTATCCAAGCTTTCTACCAGTTGAGTTTTGGCTGCTGCATCGTCTTTGCTAAACACAAACAAACGAATAATGTCTTTTTGTTCCAAGTTAAGATTGGTATACTTTTTGTTAACTTTTTCTGCCATGATGTTAACAACAAGACGATCAACGTCTTCGTTTGTCATGTTAGCAGCTTCATTAACTTGTTCTGCTGAGATACGTTTCTCCAGCATAAACTCAACAAGTCGTTCTTCAAGTTGTACCGTTTCAGAAACAGCTTCTTTAAGAGTTTCATCTCTCCAAGTATTTAATAGTACTTGAATGGTTGCAAGTTTTTTGTAGTCTGGAATTGTTTCTTCAAAGAAGAGTTCTGCGTTTAGATTTGCATTCACTTCATGAATCAAGCTTGTTTTTTCTAAATCCAGTCTTGCTTGACTTTGAAGCTTTACTGATTCACGAACTCTATTAATGAGGTATAAAGCTTGTTCACGGCTAGCAACGTTACTTTCAGACAATGCCTTAAAAAGCTTTAGCTCTTTGTAAGTGTCTGTTCCTCTGTTAAAGTGTTTTTTAAGTAACGTTTTTGCTTTGGTGATATCGGAGTCTCTTCCATCTAGAACAGCTTTGCCGATGTATCGTGCGAAGAACTCGTATAGTAACCCAGTGTTTCGTTTCTTGTTGTGTTTTAGCTTTTGCATTCTTTTACCTTGCTTACAGATATATTAGATAGCTGCTTGCCGCTAGCTGTTTCATAAATAGAACATCTATTCTGATTTCAACTCTTTTTCTATAAGGAATAATTCGTCGTTAACTTCGTCTTCTTTGGTATTGTTAACAACTTCTACATCGGAACCAACACGCTTGGGATATAATGCTTCGTTAAGCTTTCTAAGCGATGTTTGCATTTCTTTTGTCAAACCAAATGGCAAACGGTCGTTCGTGTTGAAAAGACTTTTTTCCATCTCGGATTCTTCTAACACAAACTTGCGTATTGATTCTGTGTCGAATGGATCTTTTGCATAACGATTATTTGTGATATCCAACATTTTTTTGAAGTCTGGCATAACAAGTGCCCTGTCTCCAGTAAACGCTTTGCTTCTTCTAGACTTTCTAAAACTCTTATCTAGGTTGGGTGTTGGACTAAAGCGTATAGGAGCACCACTGTTGTTCCCAGATTTTTCTTCACGCTCTTTTGCTCGACGAGCTTGATACTCTTGCTCTTGTTCTTGATTTTGTTGTTCAAGCTTACGAACTTCTTTTTTGTCTGGGCTGTATGGTGAAGTGGGAACTTCATAGTTGCTTTTGTCAAAGATGTCAATATTACTGTCAATGCTTTTATCAAACGGAGGATTCTCTGCAATCTTTTTAAGCTCTGCCATTGTAACTTGGTCTTGCCGAGCTTCTTGTTTGATTATATTGATTTGTTCTGGGCGCAAGCTAAGAATCTCGGTTTGAATGTAGTTAAAACTTAGCAAGCCAGTTTCTTTTGATAACTCTAAAGCTTTGGCTGCAATCTCAAGCTTGCTAGAAATAAGAGCTAGTTTTTGTTGCACCGCAACAGTTGATGGATTAGAAAACTTTAAATCAAAGTTCAATAAATCATCACCCGAAAATCCAAGCGCATAAAGATGAATCATTGCAAGCTTGTTTAGTTCTGCAATCAAAATCTTTTGCAACTGACCAACTGTTCTAGAAAACCTAATATCTTCTTGAGCTAATGTTGCTTTAGAAGAAATAGCTTCATCATAGGTAAGATAAGCTTTTGGTACCATCAAAGCAGCAATAAGCTTCTTGTGAATATATTCTACGTCTTCGATAGCTGTAGCATTTTGTCCTCCAGCCAAGGATTCAATCTTGGTTTGATTGTTTGGTCTGGTTGGCAAGAAATAATCTTCATCAATAGCAAGAGGGTTATATCTAAAGTCTTGACGACCTGTTTGTTGCTCGATAACACTTGCTCCACGCATAGACTCTTTAACAGCTTCCATATAGCTTGGAATATCGTTTGGATGCACTGCTGATACGTCTACATAAAACACTCTGCGTTCTGGAGAGCGTACAAGACGGTAAACCAACATGCTGTCTTCCATCATGGTTAGCTGTCTCCAAGGTCTTCTTGCAGACTCTAGAAAGCTTGTACCATATGGAAGAAACAAGTCGTTGCCAAGAATACGGAAATGTAGCATTTGCCAGTTTTCTAGATACTTGCCGCCTCTTGTGATAAGACGGAATCTAACAGCATATGGGTCATGCTTATCAAAACCTTCTTCACGTTCTACTTCGTTTACTGGTAAAGGTTCTACGTTGATAACACCGTAGTCTGGTACAACTTCAACATACATGAAGTAGTCACCGTTTTTAACAAGGTTACGAACCATACGTCTGGCATTAAACTCGATATTCATTACGTCATAAAACAGTTCTTCTAATGCACGTTGGATTTGTGGAACATCGCTGTAAATGTGAAAGGTTCTACCATTTTCGTCTGTGGCACAAGATTCGTCGGCATAAACGTTTAATGCTGTCGCAATGTCTGCTGTGTTATGGGCGATTAAAGAATCGGTTGCAAAGTTTTTAAAGCCGTCAACAGTGATATCATACAAGTCTGTAACGCCATAATATTCGACACTTACAACTTTTAGATTTTCATAGGTTGAAGCAAACTCTTTCCAGTTATTAAACCCATTTTCTTTAAGTCTTGCATTTATTGGAATAACTGAAACGTTTAAACGTTTGGCAAGATTTCGTTGGCTTAAACCTTTTGAATATGCATTGCAGATTTTTTCAAAAGTTAAGTCGTGTAGATAACGATTGTTGTTTGCCCCTTGATTTTCTCCGTTATATGGTTTCCAACCAGAACAATAAGCTTTTGCAAAAGACACAAAGTTCTCAAAACCTTTTGTCTTCAACTTTCTCTTAATAGTGTTTATATCTGTATCGAAAGCTCTTGCAACTGCATAAAGGTTAAAACTATTTTCATCACACCATTGAAGTATTCTTTCAAACTTGATATCTTTTCTTTCTGCTGGATTATTTTCTTTCATCCATGCGGAATGACGTTCTTTGAACTTTGCAATCCAATCATGGTTAGTTTCTTTGTCCCATTTTTTGCCGTTCAATGTTTTTGCGTGTAAAGCTTGATGATCGGTTTCGGTCATTATTTCCAAGTTTTCTAGACGATTATCATGGGCTTTAAAGTTTTTGTGATGAACAACCTCGTTTAACTCTAGCGATCTACCAGCTACAAACTTGCCCAGTAATCTATGTTCAGCAATCCATCTAGATGGACTATCTTCTTTGTTCATAGTATAGATTAACTGATAACAGTTATCTTGAAGTTCTGGACCTGTTTCTTTTCCAACCAATGAACGGCGATAAAAAGGCATCATTGCATCACCGGGTTTAAGATCACGAATCTCGCAATATGTACCATCACGTTTCATTAAACGATGGTCTTCTGTTCCAACGATTTCTTTACCGTTATCAAAAACCACACGATAAGCATGTGTTGTTGTTGTATGTCTTGCTTGACGAGCTACTGCTGGAACAATCGCTTTTTTATTGTGGTCATAAGAATAAACAATAAATTCTTTTTCAAGACCATATTCTTCTGTGAGCTGCTTAAGAGTTTTATATCCTCCCGGCACAGCAATCTTTGTATCACCATGCAAGCAGTTTTCCATTTCTGCAAACTCAGCATAACGAGACATACGATCAAGAATACCGTATGCACCCATAACAGAAAATGGAGATGCCTCACGCTTAAATCCAGCAGCACCATAATAGCCAAGGTTGTTTTGAACTACTTGATTGTCGTAGAAGTTTTTATAGTCCTGACCACGAATCTTTCTACGTATTGCTGGACCGCTGCGAAATAATCTCGTCAGTCGCTGATAAAAACTCTTTTCTTTTTTAGCCATTGCTTAACCTTGTGTTGACAAACCTTAAGTATTCTAGCTTGAAATGAAAAATGACAAATACAAGCAGCTAGCTATATACAGGTCGCTCATGTCATTGCCAGATTACTTAAAAGAAAAAATCGATTACGTTGCTTCATATGTTCAAAACAATGTTACCGATTGGTTTTTATTGAAACGAATAATCCTACAAGCAATACCAGGACAATATAGAAAAACTGTTGGTTTATCAAAACGTCATCGCAGCACAAAGAAAATGGTGCTGAATGACATGGATAAAGAAGTGATAGCATACTGGGAACTAATTACAGGTGTAAAGCTATGGATCGACCCAAGTAGATTACATGACCCCAAATGGGTTAGCAGACCGAAGGGATGGGCTTTAAATGGTGGCAAAGAACGATTATTACAAACAGAAACTGAACGAAAAAAGAATGGAAATTCTCCTTCAAATTATTGAAGAAGAAGTTGATTCTGCTTGTGAACAGTTTCTGCTAGAGCAATATGACGATGATTCGTCAGGTGAAAGCAAAGGCTTAAAAAGAATCATTGATAGAAGTAATACTGTTGGCATGTTTTTGTCACCTATAACAGATATATGGAATGCTATTAAGTTTCGTGCCGGTGAATTTGCTATTAAAGGTGCCAGGACTGTCTCTGAATTGATTGGCAGTACTTTTGCAGCAATATTACCATTTAATGATCCAAAAGCTATCGACACAATCAACCAAAAAATGGGAGATTGGGAAGATGAAGCTTTAAGCGTTTTAGATCACGAATTTGCAAAAGAACGTAAAGAGCTAGGGCAAGGCTGGGAAACGTTTAAAACCGATTTTTGGGGTATTGGTTTTGTTGCTTCTCCAATGAATGCTATAGCTGGTCTTGCGGTTGGTGGTAAAGCTTTAGATGCAGCTTTCTCTGTTTTGGACGTTGCAACCCGTGGGAGCGCAGGAAGATTAGTCGATCTTTTGTCTGGAGAGCGTGCACGACGTAGTAGATATTATGAGGCCGTAGAGCGTGAAACAGCAAAACCAAAGTTCAAAGATCTTCCAGAAGATGAAAAGAAAAAAGTGTTTGATGAACTTATGAAGAATCCAGAGATTGTAAAGGCTGCTGAACAATGGAGCACAGAAAACTTACCAAAAGTTATGAGTAGTATTGTAGGCAACATGAATAGAACAATTGCTGATAACGCTAAAAGTGGAAGAATCACTCCAGCAGAACTAGCTAAGTACAAAGCCATGGCACCAAACTTTACCAAAACACTGTTTGATAAAATCAAAGGAAAAAGCAAAAAATTCAAAATACAACCACCACCCGCTGCTTTGGCAGCAGCTAGCAAGGCAGTTGAAGCACAAATTAAAAGCATGCCAGTTTTGCCAGCAGCACAACCTCAACAAGTTCCTGCACAAGTTCCTCAACAAGCTCCTGCACAAGTTCCTCAACAAGTTCCTGCACAAGTTCCTCAACAAGCTCCTGTCTCTGCGCAACCAGTTGCACAAGCACCACAACCTAAGCGATAAAGTTATACAAAAATCTCAACGTTTAAATATGATATGCTTATCCACAAGGATAGGCACACATATGGGACGTAAGAAGCAAGCAGTTGAACCGGATGAAATGCCGGAAAACCTTTCTGAACTCAAACCTATTGTAAATGAGTTTGTTGACAGAATGCGTACATTGGAAAACGAAGAAGTTACTTTGCGTGAAGCAAAGAAAGAACTTGTTGACGAATACGCTACAAAGCTTGATACCAAAACTCTTAAACTAGCTTTGCGTTTGGTTGATCTCAAAAAGAAAGTGCAACACAAGCACTACTTTGACCTATTCCTTGAGATTTTAGAAAGAGATGAACCATGAGCGCAACAAAACAAAATCGTAAGCTAGATTTCATTCCAGAGATTCTTTATGAGTCACCAAACTATCCCGGTGAAAAAGTTTCTCCAATCCCTTATATGGTTATTCCAAAAGACAAGGATATGCCTGTAGGATTGTTTCTTATGCGTTATACACAAACAGGTGAATACGAAGTTGGTGATTCTGGAAAACCAGAAGAAATCATGGATGGTCCACATCCTCATATGTTTGTTGACTTTAAACATGTTGAAGCTGTTCTTCATGAATCTTTCCCCAATCTTCATATGGGAGATGCTGTTGATAAGATTCGTGTTGGTTTAGGTCTTAAGCCTCTTGCCAAAGCTCGCAAAGATGGCAATGATCTTCTTGATAGAGTTGTTGCTAAAGCAAACGATATTGCTGCAACAGCTTTTGACAAACAAAAAGAACGTAAGTTACAATACGAAGATAATCTTAAGAAAGATATGAAAGAGGATCAAGCACAATGAGATTTCATGCCAGTGTTATTGAAGACATTATTTTGAACTGCCGCAACTTTGGTGGCCATGCAAGTGAACGTAAGCTTCGTGAAGTTCTTGGAGCAAAACGTTATGCGATTTATTCTGGAGACAGAAGAGATATGGTGTTGGTTGATGCTGAACGTTATATGAAAGAAGCGTTTCAGCGTGGATTATCAACCAATCAAATTGTACCAATGGCTTTGCATCCAAAAGCCTTTGAGAAGATTATGTATTTCTTTGACTTGTATTCTGGATATGATACCGAACAGAAGTTTCGCAGTTCTATTTCCAGACTAGAGTTTACACCATATGAACGTAAGCTTGGTGATGGCAAAGGTGAATCGATTCTAGTTCTAACAGAAGATTACGCTAAAGCGTTGCAAGGATCGCCATGAGCTTTGCTATTGGACAAGTGATATATGTTCTTAGCGACAAAACTCAAACAGTTTTGCCGGGTATTGTACAAGAAGAGATTCATCACCGATCCATTGATGGAGAAAAAGTTTCATACCGTGTTGCTATTGGTCCACAAGGCAAACAACGTGTTGTAGATCTTGCAACCGTTGACGGCGAAGTTTATGGTGACTTGAACGAAGTAAGAAACGTTTTAGTCTCTAGACTTACAGCCTTTGTTGATGATCTTTGTAACACAACAAACGAACGTGTTAACCAATGGTACCATAACACTCAAAGAGCAACAACAACAGCAACAAGCAATGGAAAACTTGATCCAGCAGCATTGATGAATGAAGTTGCAGCTGCACCATCTCCGCAAGTAAACGGATATGCAAAACCAACAATTAATGGTGTAAATGGCATTAATGGCTTAAGAAGCGTATTATCTGATCCAGAACTAAACACTCGTGAATTTATTGATTCCGATGGTACAATCCGTAAGATTTCTATCAACATTCCACAACAGAACATATGACAAAACCTACCGAGCAAGAACAAGTTCAAGAAGTTACTTTTGGTCAAGAAGCACACAGTAAACTTTTAGAAGGTGCTGAAATCCTTTATAAAGCTGTTAAATCAACAATGGGTCCAAGTGGCCACAACGTTATTATTGACAATGGTAAAACAGCTCCTCTTATTACCAAGGACGGTGTAACTGTTGCCAAGAGTATTAACTTACGTTCAAAGCTTCCAAGTTTAGGAGCAGAGTTAATAAAAGAAATTGCTAGCAAGACTAATGAACAGGCTGGAGATGGTACTACTACTGCTACTGTTCTTGGTTATGCTATGCTTAAGCAGGGTATTAAGATGACTGCCACCGGACGTTCTGCGATTGAAATCAAACGTGGAATGGATTGGGCAACCAAAAAAGTTATTGGATGGTTGGCAGAACATGCTATTCCAGTGCGTAACGACGAAGACATTATTAACATTGGAACAATTTCTGCTAACGGCGATAGATCTATTGGTGAACTTCTATGTAATGCTATCTCAAAGGTTGGTCAAGATGGAATTATTACCATTGAACCAGCTAAGAGTGTTAAAACAACATTAGATGTTGTAGAAGGTATGCAGTTTGATTCTGGGTTTGTTAGTCCTTATTTTGTAACAAACCAAGAAAAAATGACCGCAGAACTTAATGACCCTTACATCTTAATCACCAACAAAAAGATTTCTTCACTACAAGAGATTCTACCTGTTCTAGAACTTGCAGCAAACGCAAGCAAACCTCTTCTTATTATTGGTGATGAAATTGAAGGTGAAGCTCTTCATACTCTTATTGTTAACAAGATGAAAGGTGTTCTTTATACTTGTGCGGTAAAGGCTCCAAGTTATGGAGAGAATCGTGTTGATGTTTTGTCTGACATTGCTCTTGTAACAGGTGGAAAAGTTTTTGATGCGAGTTCAGAGAAGTCTATCAAGAATGCAACTCTTGCGGATTTAGGTCAATGCAAGCGTGCAATTATTGGTAAAGGTTCAACAACTCTTGTAGGTGATGATACAGGTTCACGCAAGGAACTTATTTCTCAACGTGTTGAGCAATTAAGAACTCTTCTTACTGCCAACGTTGGTTTAGATGATTTAAAGCGTGAGAATACCAAAAAGCGTCTTGCAAAGCTAGCTGGAGGTATTGCTGTTATTAAAGTTGGTGGTTCTACAGAAGTTGAAATCTTTGAAAAGAAAGACCGTGTTGAGGACGCTTTAAATGCCACGATAGCGGCTGTTCAAGAAGGAATACTACCTGGGGGTGGTACAGCTCTTTTCTACGCCTCAGAATGGCTGCAAAGAGAGATAGCAAGTCATGAATTGATTCGTCGGCATACTTCTGAAGTTCCCGAAGCACTTGCAACCGAAGATGAAATAGCTGGAGCAAAAGTTATATACGAAGCTTGCCGTCAACCTTTAAGAGTTATTGTAGAAAACACAGGCAAGAGTTCAGATGTTGTTATGAACCAACTTCGTTCATATGATAGTCAAAGACTTGTAAGTCTTCTTCATGATATTGCTGGAGACACAAACCGTCCAGAAGATATCGTTGGAAAGAAAGCAGAAGTTTTGCTAAACCAACGTTTACGTCAAGGATATGATGCAAGTCGTCACGTTTATTGTGACTTAATTGAACAAGGTATTATTGACCCCCATAAAGTAGAACGTTATGCAATTGAACATGCTTGCTCAGTTGTTGGGTTGCTACTTACAACAAATTGTGTTGTTGTTATTAACAACGAAGGATAAAAGACAATGGCTGTAGGAGATTATGTAAGAGTTGGTCATGGCAGTACTGTGCATGGTATTGCACCAGATAACGTTCCTGTATATGAATTAGAAAAAGATGGTTACGGCGAAATACGTTGTGACATTAATGGATGTGCTTTTCCAAGACCTATTGGTGGAGTTAGAGGTAACTCTGTTGCCAAGATTGTTGGTGAACCTATCAAAGTTCAACGTTCATATGTTGAACGTATGAATGAAAGCACTAAAAGTTTTGGCGGCTCAGACTTCGTTATGCTTTTCCCAGTATACTTTGAACACTATCAAAAACAAGCATTTATTCAACAGAATCATATGCATCTAACTCATGGACAACTCACCTAATAAAAACTGCTTGCCTTGCAAATATGCTTCAGTTGTTTTTTTCATTGCCTTGGATATGATTATATCTTTTGGTGGTGGAGTACATGAAACAGCTTGGATATTATTGCAACTACTATTGGGTAGCTTCTATGTCAAAAGTGCTGTATTAGAAGAAACAAAACAAACCGAGTTAAAAGCAAAACAAATAAAAGTAAGCACATTGCTGCTATGTCTTATGTCAGGATTAGTATTCAGACATATTGTATTGAGTTATATGTTGTCTTGATTCCTTCTCTTGGTTGTCTTCCACAAGGTCAATAACAAAATATGTTACCTCCAATAACCGAACAAGAAAAAGCTGTATACACTCTTAGATTGCAGCTACAAAAAGCTACCGAAGAGCTTTTAGCTGAAGTTTATGAAGCTGGATATACAGGTTATGTGGATATATGGCCTGTGATTAAGTCCAACAAAAAACAACTTATATTAGAAGTTGAAAGCAAAAAGGTATTAACCGCATCTTCTTCTTTAAGTCATAACGAAGCAATGAGATATCATGTGCAACAAGGCAAGGGCTGCAAGCGTATTAAATAACTCTTGACTTTTTCTATTATTGCTTGTACCATATGTACAATGCATACACAAGGGATGGCCATAGATTTTATTGAACGTTGCTTTGGTCCAGCAAAACTTACCAATGCTGGATTGAATGCAAACGTTTGTTGTCCTGTATGCGGAGATACAGATAAAAAGAAACTTGCTATTCGTACCGATAACTGGCTCACGAAATGCTGGAAATGTGGTTATAAAGCAAGAAGCATTTATGGTCTATTAAGGCGTTATAAGCCCGTACAAGCCGAAGAGTTTATCACTCAGTTCGATGGTGCATCTCTTGTCAGTGACGCCGAAGAAAATGCCTTTAAAAAGGAACTAGAGGTACTTCAACTACCAACAGGTTTCCAGTTGTTAGCTGAGTGGTTAGATAACGAAGATGCTCCAGCTTACATTAGGCAAGCAACAAAATATCTTGAAAGTCGTGGATTAACAGAACGTGATTTTTGGTATTTCAAGTTTGGTGTAACCGAGCTAGACAAAGCATACAAGAATCGTGTGATTGTTCCTTCTCATGATGTGGAAGGTAACTTAAACTTCTTTACGGCAAGAGCCTACAAAAGCTATATCAAACCAAAGTATTTCAATCCAAGGTTTCGTAGAGAAACAGTTGTATTCAACGAAATCAATATCGATTGGGATGATGAACTAACAATTGTTGAAGGTCCGTTTGACATGTTCAAAGTCAATGACAATGCAACATGTTTGCTGGGTAAAGAACTAACAAAACAATGTGCGTTGTTTCAAGCTATTGTAACTCATAACACACCTGTATTGCTTTGTTTGGATAATGATGCATTAAGAGCAACGCTGGACACAGCTAAGTTGTTATATGAATACAACATTAATGTAAAGATATTAGAGCTACCCGAAGACATTAAAGACCCCGGTGATATATCAAAAGAACGATTTTTAGAGTTGCGTGAAACAAACAGTGTAGAGTTCGATGAAATGTATTACTTGAGAAACATTATCAAGTAGTATATGCTTGACTCTGGAGAAACCTTATGCCTAAGTTTGCCTTTGTTTCTGATATTCACTGGAGAGGTATCACCCGTCACGATGAATATACCGACGTTTTTAACAAGCTTTTTCATCAACTAAAAACTGATGTTAAACCTGATTATATTCTTTGTGGGGGTGATATCTTTCATACCAAAACTATGTCGATTACACCAGAAGTAATCGATAAAATCACATGGATGTTTAATGAACTTGCATCCATTGCTCCTGTGTATTCTATTCTTGGTAACCATGACGGTAACCTAACCAACGATAATCGTCAAGATACCATTTCTCCTATTGTTTCTGCAATCAACAATCCTCGTATCACTTTGTTCAAAAAAAGCGGCAACCAAATCATTCCAAAAACAAACATAAACCTATGTGTTCTATCATGTTTTGATGAAGCTGGATGGAACAACGTTCAAACTGATGAAGACTTAATCAACATTGCGATGTTTCACGGCTCTGTAAGAGGCTGTGCAACGGATAGTGATTGGGTTATGACTCATGGAGAAGCTGAAATCTCCATGTTTGAGCGTTTTGACTTTGCTTTGCTGGGAGATATTCACAAGCAACAGTTTCTTGGATATCGTGCACATGAAGGTATTACAAGAGACATGAAGCCTTGGATTGGTTATCCCGGCTCGCTTATCCAGCAAAACTATGGTGAAGATACAGTTAAAGGATATCATGTTTGGGATATTCGTTCTGCTGATGATTGGGATGTAACCTTTCATCCAGTAGCTAACGATTATCAGTTTATTACTGTTAACTGGAAAGGCGATGTAGCTTCTACTGTTTCAGAAGCACTAAAGGTTGCAGGAAAAACTCTGCAACATAAACGTGTTCGTATTGTTTCCAATCAAACGGTCTTTCATCTACAAATGAAAGAACTGTATGATGAACTCAAGAATAAACACAAAGCTTCTGAGGTTGTATTCAAGGCGGGCAAGAACGACAACATTAGCGAAAGTGGATCTGATGAAGAAACACACGCTAAGACAACAAGCCTAAGAAACTCTCCAGAAGTTCTCTGTGAGCTATATGACAGTTTTATTGAGAAAGATCATAAAGTACCTTTGACCGATCAACAAAAAGATCAAGCAAAGGCGCATATTCAAAAGTCTTTGGAGAAAGTACGTCAATCAGAAGATGATGCAGCCAGAGATGTTGTGTGGTCTATCAAAGATATGCAGTTCTCTAACCTATACCGTTACGGTGAAGATAACTACATCAACTTTTCTAACCTTAGTGGGATTACAGGAATCTTTGGACCAAACAAAGTTGGCAAAAGCTCTATCGTTGGCTCTCTTATGTTTGGGTTATTCAACACCACAGATCGTGGCCCTGTAAAAAGTGCTTACATCATCAACAAAAACAAGCGTGAAGGTTATGCAAGAGTAACTTTAAACGTTTCTGGAACTGATTATGTTGTTGAGCGTTCGGTTGCTAAGGCATCAAAGCGTGGTGGTAGATACGATGATGAAAAGGCTGCAACAAAGCTTTGTTTGTCTCGGCTGGAGAGTGATGGAACAGAAGTAGAACTTGTGTCAGAAAACAGTGAATCCAGAACTGATACAGACAAAGTTGTTCGAAAGCTTATTGGTACATCACAAGACTTTTTGCTCACTGCCTTTTCCAATCAAGGTGGAATGAATCGTTTTATCGATGAAGGTGCAACTCAACGTAAAGCTATTCTTAACCGTTTTCTTGACTTAGATATCTTTGAAAAGCTATACAAGATGGCAAACGAAGAGTTGCAAAAGCATAACACTCTTAGCAGCAAGTTTCGTAACGTCAACTGGAACGAAGCAAAAATTGAATGTCAAGCGTTGATTGATTCTTGTAATCAAGATATTCTTCTATCCAAAGAAGATCTGGAAGCAAAGCAAGCAAAGCGTGAGAAGCTTCGTGGTTGGTTGCAGCAACATGGTGCAGACAAGCAGGCTGATTTGCGTCGTAAAGTTGCACAAGCTTCTGATAAAAGCAAACGTCTTGAAGATAAGATTGGAATGCGGAATGCAGAGATGCAAGGCCATAAAGATGGTTGTGACAAGTTGAATAACACAATTCAAACACTAAAGAATCATATGGCTAGCATCGATTTTCTTCTTCTAGAAGAAAAAGCTTTAAAGCTTGACAAGCTATCGAAGAAATATTTCAACTTAAAAGTTGATGTTTCAGCAGAGCAACAAAAACTTGCTTCTCAAGCAAAGAGCATTAAGAAGCTTGATGTGGTTCCTTGTGGTGACAGTTATCCCACTTGTCATTATATCAAAGACAGTCATGCTGACAAAGCTTCACATGAAACACAAAAGAAAATTGTTGAAGATATTCTTTCAACATATGAAGCTGTGAAAGCTGACTTTGATTCTTTGCAGAAAGAAAAGATTGAGGAACAAATCAAGGCATATCAGCGTTGGGAAAAAGAGTTGGAAGCATCTCAACAACAACTTACTTTTTATGAAACCTTGATGAATGGTAGTATTGATACAATTGTTTCTTTGCAGCAAGAGCTGGAAGCAGCCAAAGTTGACTACAATTCTTTTGTAGAAGAATTAAGCAAGCAAGAAGACCTTGGTGCAAGTCTTGAAGAAGAACGAGTAATTGCTGCAAGCATTCGTGAAATTGAAAACAAGTTGCAAGGTTTATATGTTAAGCTTGGGGGTTATACCAACAAGCTTGAGCAACTAGACAAAGAAGCAACCGAAGCAGCTAACATTATTGAAGAACAAAAAGTATATGATTCAATCGTGCAAGCTTTTTCTAAGAACGGTATTCCAGCTTATGTGCTTAAGAACAAGCTTCCAGAGATTAATGCAGAGCTTAACAATATTCTTGCTGGTATTGTTTCATTCCGTATCTTTCTAGAAACAGAAGTTGGCAGCAACAGTCTTGATGTGTTTATTGAAGACAAGGACTCTAGAAGGGTTATAGAGCTTGCTAGTGGCATGGAGAAGATGATTGCCTCACTTGCTATTCGTGTGGCTCTAATAAGCCTCTCAAGCCTCCCAAAACCTGATATCTTTATCATTGATGAAAGCTTTGGAGCGTTGGACAGTTCAAACTGTGCAAAGGTTATTGAGTTGCTTCAAACGATTAAGAATCGGTTTAAGAGCATTCTGATTATCTCTCACGTTGAAGAGATCAAAGAAGCAGCAGCGAATATTGTTACAATTTATGATAACGGAGTAGAGAGTAGCGTCAACTGCTGATATTCCAAGAAGCTTGAAATCGTGTTTATCAAGCTAATCGCAACATCAAGTTTTTTAACTTTGATGAAAAAAGTTTTTAACCATCTCAAGACCTGACCGAACCTTTTCTCTATCACTTTCTGCTCTTGCAATTGCTTCTGGTGTTGAAGCTTTATCTCTTTTGGCAGAAGCTATATCTTTTTCTGCTTTCTCTTGATAAACTTCCATGAATTTTGACAAGAAATCATTGGCAGAAGAAAATTGTGCCAAAGCTCCTTTGCCATAAAGTTTGTTTTTTTCAAAACTTGCGGCCAAACCTTTTACAGCTTTAACCAAAGTTAAAACTTTGATGTTGTCAACATTTACGCCAGGATTCTGCAAGAGAAGATTATCAACATTAGCTGTGCTTGGATCTTTGCCTGTAATCAATGAATATTCATGCTCAAAAATATCTTTGACAAAATTTTCTGGGTCTGTTGTAACTGTAACAATATTAAAATCTCTGCGTGTTGTTGAATAAGGTTTTCTTGCTTTGTCTTTAATACCAAGCTTATATTGAGCACCAGCATGTTGAATACTCATATCAAGAATAGAACCAAGGGCTGAAAACATATTACCCATCAAAAGACCTTTAACGCCTCTTTCTGGAGTTGCACGATATCTACCCCAACGCTCCACAGACTCTTGATGAACAATCATATCTACTTGAACCCATTTATCTTCATCAATTTGAAGAATAGGATGTGCTCCCTTAGAATCTGGATGAACAAAGTCAAGATTAGATTCAGAAATATATTCTTCTAACAGCTTTATCCAATATCCTTGAACTTGACTTAATGTTAAGTCTTTGTGTTCTGGTAAATTTGGAACAACGAGTTGTAAGTCAATATCTCCGTAGATTTTGTCTTCTGGGTCTACGTCGTGATACGCAGAACTTCCAAGGGGAGTTCCTATTCTTGTTGCTGGTATCTTTTTTGCTTTCAGAAACTTATTGAATCCTTGTATTAGTTTTTCACTAACTGCTAAAGCTTTTTTAACGGTTGATGGATTGATAACAGTTGATTGAGTTGCTACTGAATCCCAACCACCTTCAATCAGACTGTTAATAATAGCTTCCTTAAGAATAAGCTTGATATAGTAAGAATTTCTAATTGTTTTCATTTCAAAGTACCTTGAATCTATTATCTTTTGGCTTTAGCTTTGCTACGTGCTCCAAGAATTTCAAAGTCATCGCCTGTTAGTTCACCATCATAGTTAACATCAAGTTCATCTTGATCTCCTTTTAGCTCTTCTTTTTCTTCTATCACTTCTTCAACAGCTTCACGGATAAGTTGCTTTAGTTGTTTTACTGTAATACGCATTTTAATATCATCCTTGTTAGAATGTCGATAAATAGATTTAGATTGGAATAATGTAATAGTATTCTTTGTATGTAGCTGATGATAGCTACGATTCTTTAACCTCTTAGAACGAGAATATATCACATGGCAAAGCGTTCAGTTCGTCTATCAGAGTCAGATCGTTTTCTTCTTGAGACACTTGGTAAGTTTTGTGTTCGTGCAAGGCATTCAAGTTGGGAGAATCTTACACATGCAAATGATGTAGAAGCTGTAGGATTTCTAAATGAAATGAGTCCGTTGCTAACTTGTCTTGAATATCGGTCACTTATGCAAGGGTGGGGCGATGTACGTAATCTAAACGATGAAACAGCTCTAAATCGAGCGGTGGATTCAATTACACAAAGGCTACAGGAGCGTACAGAATTGTTTTGATCACACTAGTTAACTAACACATACACAAGGGAATGTAAAAGTTCCCTTGTTTCGGGCCCATAGTTAAATGGGATAACTTCTGATTTGCATTCAGAAATTTGCAGTTCGATTCTGCATGGGTCCACAAAATAGCAATAAAGCCGTTGTAGCATAGTGGCTATGCCCCATACTTGTAATATGGATCAGGTTGGTTCGATTCCAATCAACGGCTCCAAACAATAAAGGCACCAAGGCAATCCCTTTGGTGCCTTTTGTGTTATAAACTGCCTTTAGCAGTGGCCTAAGGGCCAAAAAGAAGTTTCATTTTGAGCGCACTATATATATGTAGCCGATATGGCTTTTGATTTCGAAAAGCGTATGATACGCTAGAAATCGCTAATAAAGGAAAAGAATAATGATTTCACCAGTAGAAGCAATAACTGCTATCCTTGCTTTGTTTCCTTACATGTCAGGAAATAACCGACAATGTATTATTAACAACAGAGCACAAATTGAGCATGTTCTTGTAGAAGCTCAAAGACAATATCCACAGATGCCAACAGAAGTTTTTGTTGCTGTAGGTTTTCTGGAAACACATCTTGGATGCGATCAAGGTGAAGGTGGGAATTGGGGAGCCCCGATATCTCCAACAAGACGCCACGTTGCAGGAACACCAATGCAAGCTGCAACAGCTTTGTGGCATTCATATGAAGTTTGTAGAACATGGGAAGGTGCAGCCCGTAGATTTAGGACCGGATTGTGTCACCCAACAACAACAGGAACACCATACGCTCGACGAGCAATAAACGTAGCAAATCGCTTGCGCTCACAAGTAGAAAACACACAAAGACTTTGTGTCACAACCCCAGTAAATAACAGAACAATGTAAAATACCTTTAGATATTCTTTTTAATATCCTATGATAAAGGTATGAGTCTAGGTGTTTGCTGTCAATGGTTGGAACCATATACCAAGCGTGATGGTTCTGTTGTATATGAAAACTCTATCAACGAGCGTTCACTTCAACTAGGCCGCTTTCAAAAAGATTTGTATTCCAAATCTTACATTCGTGAAGTTTATATCAATAACATTAATGAACTATTGCGTGTTGTTCCCAAGTTGACAGCTAACAATCTTAAGTTGTTTCGTATGTCTAGTGGTTTGTTTCCTCTAGCAGAATACAACCAAGATATTCTTAACAATGACGAGCAAATTAGTTTACTGCTTGGTAAGCTTGGAAGGGCCTTTACGGGCGCTGGAATTCGTGTTACTACACATCCCGATCAGTTTGTTGTACTTAGCTCAGATAATCCTGTAACGGTTAACAATGCTATTAAAGAGCTATCGCATCATGCGTGGGTATTTGATAAGATGCATCTTCCAGCTTCACCTTATGCTGCCATCAATATTCACGGTGGCAAGTCTGATAGGTTGGGGCAACTTATTCAAGTTGTACGTAATCTACCAGATAACGTGCGTTCTAGACTCACATTTGAAAACGATGAAAGTGCCTACAACCTTGTAGACTTGCTAAAGGTTAATTCTGTTACTGGTGTTCCTGTTGTATGGGATTCACATCATCATACATTTAACGATGGTGATTTGTCTCTAGACGATGCATATAGCCTGTCTGTATATACATGGAAAGCTAGCGGGTGCAAACCATTGCAGCATTTGTCTAACACTACACCTGGACTAGAAAATGGTAATTTTACTGATAGAAGGAAGCATAGTGATTTTATTCACTATATTCCAGATTGTCAGCGAGAAGGTTTGTTGGTTGATGTGATTGATGTTGATGTAGAAGCCAAGATGAAGAACTTGGCTGTTATGAAACTAAGAGCAGTTATTTAGTTTTGATATTGCATTGCATGTTATTGATGACACCACCTTTGGTGCTTCTCACTTCAACAATGTATGTATCCCCTGTAGTTGTACCAATTTTTATTGTGCATTGTTTGCTCTTCTTAGACCTAGATGCACCGAGATAAAACGGATAAGTGACATTTACACTTATAACGTTACCAATAACTTTTTTAGTCTTTTGGAGAGTTGACAAGTCGATGATTTTATACTTTCCTCCAGAAAGTTGTCTGAAATAAACGTATCCATAACCAAGCTGTGCAACAAGAAATTTTTGCACAGTAGCAAAGTCTGCTCTAAAATTTGATTGTTGAGGCTTGGAAAATGTTTTGTTGATATAATCTGTTAATCCTTTTGCAACTAGATTTTTGTCAACACCACAAGCGAGTAAAAATTCATCGGTTGCTGGTGAAGATGCTGAAGGTTGGGCCTTTACAACATTTTGTCCACTTTTGTTCTTAGTAAGAAAAAAGGCCCCAGAATAACCAGTATTAGCAAAAGTAGCACCAGAAACATTTTTAAGACTTACGTATATTTCTTCATCATTTTTAAGAATGATTGTCATATCACTTAAGATAGGACCAACATTTGTTGCTACAGAAGTTAAAGGACGTTTAACTCTGGTTGAACCTCCAGCAGTTTTAACAACTCTTTTTATTTTTGTTTCTTCGGTATCTTCTACACCATAAATCTGATTCAAAGCTTCTAATAGAGCATTATAAGCTTTGCCTTTTCTAGAAGAAATTGAATTCTTTATGGCTTTTTCAAATTTTTGTCCTTCATTTGCACCTGCACTAAACACAATTGGCACAAAACTTTTGTCTGGGGCTTGAACGTAATATGTAGAATACTTGCCGCTTTTTGCTACGAATTTACCAGTTGACATACCTGGAGCAACGATTTTTAGCTTAAAACCACGCAAGGCATTTTTTATTGCTTTTGCAATATCTTGCTTTGGATCAACTAGCCGTAATCTATAAGCACGATCTTTTGTTCCACCAAACTTTAAAAGTCCACCAGACTTGCTTACCAATCTTAAAGCAAACGCCTTGCCCCCAACTCCAATAGCTTCCCCAAGCACAGTTCCAGAAAAAATATCTGGTGGTTCAGTTTCAAGTGCTTTTTTTAGCTCTTCAACACCACTTCCGTCGTTTGCATTTGAAGTTGTATTATCTGTCTCTGAAGAATTCTCTTCGTCAGATGTGTCAACATCTTTTTCCCGTTCTTCAGTATATTCTAATGTTGCAGTAATTAAATCCGCATCAGATTCTATTGCATCAGAAGCTTCAGAATCTTCTATTGTAACCAACCCATCTTCATCATTATCAACAACCATTACATTTTCTGGTGTCGGTGATTCTTGTTGCTGTTCAAAAAGAATCTTTAAAAGTTTAATTGACATGGAATACACCCTCTAATCTGTTATACTAATATATAGGCTAACAAAAATGCAATCTTTAATTCATGACAACAAACAAGTAACTGTTTTACACAACGGAAAAGTAGTGGTAGTAGCTCCTGTAAACCATAACAAAATCATTGTTCCATTCCACTGTCCGTTGTGCGAGTATCCAATGAAAACAGCAGACGATGCCAATAGCTATCGTGAAGTGCAAACCTGTTACATGTGTCACTTGTATTGGAAAAGTAGTAGCACAACACCAGACAAGCAAAGCAACCGCTGGAAGAGCTATATGGAACGCAGACACATGGCTTTCCTTCCACAAATACAGTTCAAATGAATACTTATCCCTAAAGGATAAACTATGCCTATTCAACAACGTGCCAGATATAGATTGTTAACCAATCTTCTTGATACTTCATTTGGTAAATCTTCTGAACGTCAATACCCAAATCATTTTGTTAAGATGACAATGCCACTTGAAAACACCATTCAAGTTAAAGCACAAATTCTTGTTAACCTCGGTGGTTCAGCAAACGCTTATATCGAAAGCCGTAAACGCTTTCGTGAAGAACTACTAGAAATCATTGGCAAACGCTTAGAACGTATCACAGACGAATACAAACTTGCAGCAGAAGCCGCAGCAAACGAACAACTGCTTTCATATCGTAAACAACCATACGAAGCAGAACCAGAAAAAACTGTTAAACTCTCTGTCGATAATCACTCTATTCAAGAATGGCTTGAACACGTTTCTATGAGTGCTTACCGTAATAATAAAACCTGTATATATCACTTACATTGTGTTGTAAGTGTGTCATAATATTCCTATCATAAATGCCGCTAACAAAAAAAGAACAACTCGATGAAATAATGAAGTGTGGACAAGACCCGTGCTACTTCATTAAAAAATACCTTTACATCCAACACCCAGTAAAAGGTAGACTACCATTCGAACTATATCCCTTCCAAGAAGAATGTATCCAAGGCTTCCTAGATTACAAATTCAATATCGTTCTTAAATCCCGACAGCTAGGATTGTCTACAACAACATCTGCTTACTGCCTTTGGATGGCTATGTTTAGACAAGATGCCAACATCATGATCATGGCAACAAAGCTGGAAACCAGCAAAAACATGATTCAAAAAATCAGAACAACATTCAAAATGCTGCCAGCATGGATGTTAAACTTGTTGGATTTAAAAGAACCAGAAGCAGAATCTGTCAAATATATCAAGTTTAACAATGGTTCAAAGATTGCTGCAATTCCAACATCTGCTGATGCAGGTCGTGGTGAAGCATTGTCGCTGCTTATTGTCGATGAAGCTGCACACGTTGATGTGCTAGAAGAACTATGGTTAGGTCTATACCCCACTCTGTCAACAGGTGGTAGAGCAATCATCTTCTCAACTCCTAATGGCAAAAACTTCTTCTACCAACTCTGGGCTGGAGCAGATACAGGAGATTATGAAGAAGGTAAGGTAGGATTACACTGCAAAGGTGTTGGTCCAAATAAGTTCCATGGTATTAAACTCCCTTGGTACGTACATCCAGAAAGAGATGAACAATGGTTCGAAGACCAAGCCAAACCAATGGATGCAAGAGGTATCGCACAAGAACTTCTGTGCGGCTTCGAAGGCTCCTCTTCAACCTTCTTTGACCAAAATACTATTGATTGGGTTAGAAATACTTCCCAAACTCCAATTGGCTTTACTGGCCCAAATAACAAAGGTCAAGATTTACATATCTGGAAAACTGCTATTCCCGATCACAAGTATATCATTGCAGCAGACGTTGCAAGAGGCGATGCAGAAGATTACTCAACCTTTCATGTGTTCAATGTAAATGAAAGCGAAGTTGTTGCTGAATATATGGGCAAAATTCCTCCAGATAGATTCGGAGAATGGCTTATTGAAATTGGCAAAAGATACAACGATGCTCTTATTGTAAATGAAAAGAATACCGTTGGTATTGCCACAGCTATTAAACTAAGAGATGCTGAGTATCCTAACTTGTATTATGACCAAGACCTTCAAGATAAAATGATTAGTATGACACCAGACGAAAAGAAAGATGTTTTGCCTGGGTTTACAATCAAACCAAATAACCGTGAAAAAATTCTTGAAAACTTAGAACAAGTTATCAGAAACCATCAACTAAAGATTTATTCATTACGCTTTGTATCACAAATGGAAACGTTTGTTTGGAACGGTAAACGTGGACAAGCATTAAAGAAACGTCATGACGACCTTATCATGGCAATGGCTATTGGCTTGCAAATCTTTACACCAATGGCTCATGAAAAAGGTTATCTTGGCTCATTAGAAGTTAACAAAACCATTTCAAATGCATTGCTTGCTGGAATGAGCCGAGGCTTTCGTGATGTAAAACAAAAAGTTAATGGCAAACCAGTTCCAGCAGGAGTCAATCCCGACAATATCAAAAACGAATTAGAGTTTCGCAAAGAGTTTTGGTGGCTGTATTAATCTATACGTTTTAGATACCTTTTATGCCACTCTACACTAAACACTAGGAGAACTATTACTCATGGCAAACAAAATCAATGTAGGTAACCCAGAAGTTACAACCAAAACAAACATCTTAGACATTGACCTTCCAACAGAACTAGAAAATGCAATCTCAACAGGCTGGGAGCACTTTGATGCTCTTTGTGCTGGTGATGGTATGATTCCTTCCACTGTAGCTATTCTTACAGGGCTTCCAGGCTCTGGTAAAACTACCTTTGCAATTCAAATTGCAGACTCTATCACAGGAACAGGAAACCTTGCTCTCTATAACACTTGCGAAGAAAGCATCTATCAAGTAAGACGTACAGCTAAACGTATGCAACTACAACATGGATTCATTCCAGCATATCACAATGACGTAAATGACATTCTTAAACATGCCGACGAAATTCGTGCAGAAAATCCCGGCAAACAACTATTCCTCTTCATTGATTCACTTCAAACAGTGTCATGCAATGACATTGATCCAAAAACAAACAAAGTATATTCTCAACAAGCTCAAACTATTCAATCAGCTTGGAGAATTGCTGAATGGTGCAAGAAAAACTATACCAATGCTATCATCATTGGTCAAGTAACCAAAGACGGCACCTTCGCAGGTAAACAAGAAGTTAAACACGCTGTTGACATGCATATCTCTCTTCACCTAGACACAGATCGTAGAAGCGAGACATATGGTGATAGAGTTGCGCAAGTAGAAAAGAATCGCTTTGGCACAGGCGGGCTTTACTTCCCCTACGAGGTTACTAGCAAGGGAATTCAGTTCAAAGATTAATCAAAACCAGTACCGACACACTAAAGAACAGCTTTGATAGCTTCCAAACTTGCAAAAAACGCTTGGATTTCTTGATTTGGACTATTAGCAAAAGCTTGAGCAAAAGCTTTATAACTATTAGAATCCTTTAAGGCAGTACCTCCAGCGGGCGCAGGCAAACTAGCTACGTTTTGACTAATATCGCTAACTGCTTTAACGATATTTTCGGCAGGCGCATTGAATACCGCTCTATATTTTTCTATTTCACTCTGGAAACTTACTACTTTTTTACCGCTGCCATCAACAAGATTTCCGTCTGCATCCATTCCAACACCAATACCACCTGTTATTGCTGCAACATCTTGTTGTGGATTTCTACGAGGAGTATCATATGAAGAGCTATAGCCAGTATATGAGTCTTTAAAGAAATCTGCTAGTTTCGATGTTGCCCAAGCTATAGCTCCTGCTAATGCAGTAAGAAGTAATGCCGTAAGAACAAACTCGTTTAATTGAATCTTGTTAACAACTTCTCCTGTTCTTGCATATTCCGACAAAACTTGTTTTTTTAAATACAACTTAGCAAGTTGTTGCTGTCTCGGTGTTAAAACAGATTCAGAAACTTGTTTTTGACCAATTTTCGTAAATGCGTCTTGTAAAGCAGAAGATTGTGTTAATATTTCTCCAAGAGCACCTTCTCCTTTATTTGCACCAATTATTGTAGAAATGGCTCCACCTATTTTGTCTATGGCAGGATTTGCTTGCTGTGGTGGTGTAGCTTGTGTTTGTGGTGTAGCTTGTGTTTGTGGTGTAGCTTGTGTTTGTGGTGTAGCTTGTGTTTGTGGTGTAGCTTGCTGTGGCAGTGGCCCTGCTGCTGCTGCTGCTTGCTTTGCCTGATTTAAATCGTTGGCAGAAAAGTTTCTAGGTAATTGAATGCTTCTAATTTGCTTCAGATAATTTTTAAGTTCTTCTACCGTATTGATTGGAACGTTATTTGTTTGCGCTTGTCTTAAAGCGGCAATAGCACCTTGCATAACTTTTCCTTTTATTTGTTGTTCCAACAAAGATATTTTTGTTTGAGCTAAAGAAGCAAGATATTCTGAGCGTTCAATCAATCCAACTTCATATAGCTTTTTATTCATCTTGAATCTATCAATGATTGATGACTCTGCTATTGCTTCTTTTGGCTGTGTTGTTCCTGCTGCTGGTGCTGCTTGTTGTGGTTCTTGGGTTTTTGGTATTTTAGGATTAATTTTATTGAACTCTTCTGCAAAATCAGCAGAAGTTTTAGCAAGACCGTTTGTATCATTTGAGATTCTGTCTGTCATTGCTTTTGCAGCTAAAGCAGATGCGTCAATGGCTTGTTTTAGTTTACCTTGAGAAACAGTGGCTGCTTGTTCAAGATCACTAAATGCATTGTCCTCTGACAAAGCATCAAATATTAATTTTGCTTCATTGGTGGCTTTTCCATCCCAGGGCTTTAAAAAAACTTTCAGAAACCAAGCTTGATTTGAACCGTTTGCACTCAAATTTTGAATTACACTAGCAATCTCATTGATTTTTTCACTTTTTATTTTATCTTCTTTGCCGCTAAAAAGCTTCTTAAACCATTTTGATTCTTGTTTTTTTCTCAAATGTTTAGTTGACCATTCTTTCAAAGCAATGATTGGAACACGCTGATCGTTTTCTGGGTTTAATGTAAGTTTGATTGCCATTAGCCACAACCTTTGATATTACCCTAAATAGTCTAGGATTAAATACTTGCTTTTGAGAATATGATGTGTTAGTTTGGTAGTATGATAGGTATGAGTGACACTAACTGGCTAACACACTTGAATAATCTTGTTGCATATTCAAATTATCATGGTGTTTATGTTGAGTTTAAACGTGGTTGTGAAGATTCTTACACCGCTGACGTTCAAAAAATTACAATCAATAGCCAACGTACACTAAAAAATCAAACGTATATTTTGCTGCACGAACTTGGTCATCACAATATACTGAAAGATGGAATGCTTTGCAAAAAGTTTGCTGTGCTCAATCAAGAAAATGTTGCACGTAACCTTTCCAATCGTATCCTAAGCTTAGAAGAAGAAGTTATCGCTTGGCATATTGGAGAAGGTATCGGTCGCTCATTAAGCATTCCTTTGGATGCTAGCTTCCAAATTTTAAAGTCTCGCTGCCTTAAAACCTACGTTGATTCAATCGCATCAAAAAAAGTAAGGAACAACCAATGACACTAAAAACAAGCACAAACGAAGAAGATATTGAACTGTTCAAGAAATATCAAACAACAAAAGTATTGGATGAAAATGGCAAGCTATTGAAGGCAGACATAAAGCTACGGAATGATTTAGCTCAACGTAATGCCAAGCTTGTCACATTTGTAATCAACAAGTTTTACTCCAAAAAGCAAAAGCACAAGGAACTACGAAGTGATTTACTTCAAGAAGGTCATCTTGGTTTGTTTGATGCTATTGATGGATTCAAGCCAGAGCTAGGATTTAAGTTTTCTACATATGCTACATGGTGGATTCGTCAAAGCGTAAACTCTTATCTTCTAGATCAAGAGCCAATGCTTCATATTCCCAGTCATATTCGTACTGCACGAAATAAACTGTTTAATCTTGCCAAAGAACGTTCAACAGCATTCAAGGATATCAGCAAAGATATGCTTGAAGAGCTTGGCATGACAGAAAAGATGTTTGCGTCTGTGACAGCAGCAATTAAAACTAAGTCATGGAATGTTCAGTCAATTGACGAACCATTGAGTTCAAGTATGGATAAAACGTTGAGAGACGTTATTCCAAGCGTTGAAGCTGATATGTTGGTTGGTGTTGACAACAAGCGTATTCTACTAGCGGCAAAAGAAGCTTTTATGAAGCTTAATTTGCGAGAGAAGTGTGTGTTGTTGGAGCGTTATGGAGTTGATTGCAGCAAAATTGTAGCAAAGGAGAATGCGAAATGAATCAGAAGTATATAACTATCGAAGAGGGTGAAGACTATCGCACCATAGCAACCAAGATGACAGCATTAGGATATAAGATGAATCATGCAACTGCAAGAAACATTCTTTTGTCTGGAATGCGTAAATTCATGTTGAATATGTCAGAATCTCTTGGTAGACCTCTTACAGACGAAGAATGTAGTATGTTAGTAATGAGACAAGACATTCATGAAGTACTGGGAGATATTCTTCCCCTCTGTTTATCAGAGGAAACACAACAATGCCCGGTGGCAAAATAACCGCAAAACAAGAATTGCCTGATTTACAAAGTTATCTCGCTCGCAAACGTTATCCGTTAGATAAATGGCTTGTAGCAAATAACATTACCTCCACAGAAGCCCTTAATAGCCTTATTAGCTCCAACAAATGGATTGTTAGTCCAGAACTACATCATTTGATTTCCGAGCTGTTAAAACCCATTTATATACCTCCTGCACCAATTGTTGAAGCTGTTGTTTCAGCTCCAGTAGTTGTTGAGCCTATTGAAACGGTTTTAAAGGAAGAAACTGTGGTAGAACAAGTTGTTGAACAACAAACAAACCTCGCAACCGAGGAACAAGTTGTTTCATCAGAACCAGAGGAGAATATTCAAATAGTTGAAGAATCTTCTATGGTGCCATATCAATCATTCAAAGAAAGGAAAAAGTCTAGATAATCATGAGTTCCCGTCATCAAAAAGAAAAACGCCTTCGCCCACAAAGAGATCCATATAAAAGAACTCAATTCAATCAATCAAAGTATTTGCTGTTAGGGAAAACGAACGAGGCTGCCCCAGCAGATGAAGATTTGGAAGATTACGAGGATAGTGCCGATTACGATGATGTGAAATAGTTCAAGAATACTTTTAGACTTTGTTTATTGTGTGGCATTCTAAGTCTACCGAAAGGCGCTACGGCAAACAACCCCGTAGCAAAAAATGAAAGGTAGAAACATCATGTCATACGAAACAACCAACTCATCATTCACCTCACTTGCTCGTATCGGTTCCGGCTCAAACCCACGCAACACTCTTCGCTTCACTCCAACCAACTCAACGGATATTGGTGTAAGCGTAGAACAACCAGCAAGCAAGAAGGCTATGACAATGGAAGTAATCGTACCAATCTCACGGTCAAAGGTTCGTTCTCGTCGCACTGCTCGCTTCACACTCAATGGTGTTCAAGCTCGCAAGCTCTACGAAACACTTAGTAAGTTCTACGCTGAACGTGATCAAGGCTGATTAGCTAAACCTTAGAAATAGACTAAAGCTAAGAAAGGCAAGGTGTTAAGCATCTTGCCTTTTTTCTTTTTAGGCTATTTATATACATGAGCATTAAGATAACATTACAAGACTTTGGTAAACTAGTTAAACCAAAAATACTTGTTGAAGCTTATTTGCTTTGCAACAAAGATGTTGATGCCGGTGATTGGTGGAAAAAAGTTGTAACACTTGATGCAAACTCAAAGTCTTATAGATGTGATACCATTCAAAGCATATACGGTACCTCTCTAAACCATCTCTTTGAAAGCATAGATATTGAAACTTATGTTGGCGTTGTTAGTTCATTCATTGTATTCCATCAAGGAGCATACAAGTTTGTTAACAACCGAGAAGAAGCGGAAAAAATTCTTAGTAGCAACAAACGTTATGTGGTTCGTGGAGTTGGATTAAAACTATATTACACAAAAGATTTAACTGCTGGTTGGGAACCAACCGAAGTTTCAACAATTCAATGGTTCTATCGTCCCATGCATCTTATTGATTTAGAAACAATTGAATCCTATGAATCAATTTGTGTTGGAGACATGCTTGTATTCAAAAAAACACAGGCTTTGGTTACTGGCATTAAAACATTGAAACGTAAAAAGTTTTGGGCTACTTGCAGCTGGACAAGAAAGAAAATCACTATTCTAAACGGTAGCACCGGACATCAAATGCGCTTAAACACAAATCGTCCATTCACCATTCTTAAAAGCAAATAATCATTCTTCGTCAAATCCCTCGTCCTCTTCAGATTCCAATTCTGTACGTACACGATCCACAATCGATATCACATCATCAACAGTTGACATTTCATCAGCTTCCAAAAGAGTTTTGTATTCATCCATAAACTCTTCCAATCTATCAATCAATCTAGAAAGCACTCTCACACTTGACATAATTTCTTGTTATCCTCTTCAATAATTTCAAACTGTTTTTTGCTGCCAATAATCCATCCGAACATATCACTATATAAGCACTTGTAATAAAAACTACCATGCTCGTCTTGCATTTTGTTTAACAACACAAAACTTTCATTTGTTGGTTTAAGAGTTGTAGATGGCTGTGGAAGCTTGCCTAAAGCACTTGTTAGAATACTGGGAAGCCAGCTATTCTTCTTGTTTCTTTCTTCTAACACAAGATTTAAATCTGAATATACCACAACAAATGATTGCAATGCATTCTTTTTACTTTTGATATGACATAAAGAACCAATACGCATTTAAAAGCTAACTCCTTTTTTCGTAGCCCTAACGCTAACTATAACTTAGTATGGAAACACTTGAATCAAAAACCTTTGTTGGAGACAACAGATATCTCAATCATGTATTCAAACAAAGTAAAACACTAGCATATTGCAAATATGATACTATTCATTCTCTTCTCTTGGTTATCTTCCACAACGGTACAGAATACGAATATTCTGGTGTAGATTTAGCCACATACAACGAGCTAATAACAGCACCTTCTGCTGGTAGCTATTTCAGTAAGATTTTACGCAAGTATAAGTTTGTTAGGCTCAAGTAGCTACTTATTGACAAATGAAGCTTAAAAACATACTTTTTGCAAATGAAAACACTGGAGATTTTTCTGGGGCAGGAACATTTCAAGGTGGACCCTACGGATTTGGTAATCGTTATCAACTAACCAACTCACAAGTATGGCCAGGATTACAAGACCCTGATGCTGACTTACCTCCCAATCCTTCTTTCAGACCTGCTATAGATGCTCAACGAGATCCAAAAGACAGTGAATATGATTCTCTTGAAAGTTCAGAGGTTTATGATAATCGTCCACACCTTCTTCCAGGTGAAGACACTGTGCGTGATGAACTGTTAAATAAACCAGATTATGAACCAAACTATTTTTACGAACCATTAAACGAAGACCCAGCAAGAGTTCTTTACAGAGACTTGCCAGGCTTTCCAGCAATGAATACTCTTTCTGAACCTATAGATCACGTACCAGAAGACGAAGATCCAGACAGAACAGAGCCAGAAGAAGAACGTTATAACATTCCTCACTTGCTTCCTTCCCCAAGAGAAGGTAAGCGTGGAGTTCCGTTTGGACATGGGCCTGTTAATGTTCCAGGTGAAGGAACGCTTGAGTTGCAACCTGGAGACATTGGTGTGCAAGCAAGTATGTACAGCCCAACAGAACCCGATGGAAACGAGTTAAATCTTACAAAAAAACGCAATCAAACACTTAATCGCTGGAAAGAAACAACACAAGTTGATAAAGGTCATACTAACAGAGACGAAGTGTTTAATCATCTTGTAAAGCCTGTTAACTACATCAAAAAAGAGTTTGGCCAACAAGATTATGTGAAAGATTTAGATGACGAAGATGATGTTGTGATACAAGCTGGAGGACAAGGAGTTATTTCACATCCAATAAAGCATGTTCCTGGTAACGTGAATATCTATAAGAAAGGCAATCCCGGTTATTCATTGGGAGAAGCAAAGGAACCTAAAATGGCAAAGAAAGAACCAAAGCGTGAGCTAGAAGACTACGTTCCAAAAGATTTAGACAAGAAAATGCCAAAAGAAACTTATGGCAATGGAATGGGACAAGTCATGATAGCCTATCCTTTTCCTCGTGAAGATCGTGAAATTAAAAAATGCAAACCTCTTGAACCAGAACAAAACTATATTCCTTATCAATATGATCGCAGCCATATCGATACAATCATTGTTACCAAGCTATTTGAAAAGCTTGCAAGTTTAGCTAAATCTGAAAAGAAGAAGTAGTGAAATGAGTCTGCAAACTTTGTTAGAGGCCAAGCTGTTTCTCAAGCTTGCAGAATCCAGAGAACAAGATCTAGAAAATCTTCATATTGCAAATGAAGTGTTTGAAAACATTGTTGCTTTTATTCGGAAGCTTAAAGGTGACACAGCCAAGTTTTCTGATAAATTTTATACCGATGACGCAGGAAGGTTTAAAGGTTTTCATCTAACAACAAACCTTCCTAAGAGTCAAAGAATACCAGAAGTATTTGACTTGTTTATTGAGTTTGTTGACCGTGGTTTAAACAACATCAAACCAACAATTAAAGCCAAGGCTAGAAGGGTTATGAGCCCCGATAAAGCCAAGATAGAAGAATTTCACATCCAACTATTCATTGATGTTCCCGAGGCTGCTAATAAGCCTGTAAAAGCCTACAATAAATGGTTTGCTAGCAACTTGTTGTTGGCTTTGGAAAAGAGCAATTATCGTTCATCATTTGTTCATGAGTTTACTCACACGCTTGACTTTAGAAGAATAAATCCAAATTACTTGATTGACAGAGCTAAACGCAAACTAGCTAAAATTCAAGCAGGTGTTAAAAAGGATTTTGGTGAATACACCAACGATCCTTTGGAATTGAATGCTTATTATCAGCAAGCTTTAAGTGATTTTCATGAGAAGTTACTGGGAAAAAATACAGTTGAAGAATGGAATGATTTTGTTGGAAGAACACCGCAAGAATTTGCTGAAAACATTCTAAGCAATTATTTACGTCCACAAGTAATTCGAGGTTTAACACCGGAAAACAAAAAACGTTTTATGAAGCGTTTGGCAACAACTTGGGAATATCTTAGGATAAGCTAGTTATATACATGACATTTGCCCAATATTTTGTTGTTGGTGTTTTATTGTTTATCATGCTTTTCTTTGCTCCGAACAAAGAAGATTAAATACCTAATCCATCGGTTTTTGAATTTTTAGAACGATAAAAATTGGTATTACAACATAAGCAAATAGAGTTTTCTTTTATGTGAGATTTGCTAAAAACAATCCAACATTCAGAAGAACAAAAGAATTTTTTCGTGCCTTTTTTAACTTTTGCTTGATACCTATTTTTTTGTAGTGTATACTGTTTTTAGCAATGAAAACAAACAAGGTCAACTAGCTTAGACATACTAGACTCCATCTGCCCTTATACCGGCTCTGTCTTCTAAACAGTAGTACCGTAATCGGATTATGCAGGTTCGAATCCTGCTGAGGGCGCTAACGATAAATAATATGTTAAACTAGAAAAACTTAGAAAAGCAGCTTTACGCAGGTTCGATTCCTGCCGGGAGTGCCAAAGTAATGTTGAAAAAAATTCTACCGATTTTACTTTGTTTGTTCTTGAATAGCTGTATGAGCCAAACAAGATATACAACAACATTACCAAACATAGGCACATATCAACATACTCAATCTTACTTTGTTGAACGCCTAACATCTTTAGGATGGAGAATTTTTACAAGGCAAACACAAAGAGGACATATTGTTGCAGCAAACAATGAAACAGGCACATCAAGAGATGTGGTTTTGATTGAGCTGACTCCAAACAGGAATAACAATATAGTATCTCTTTGGATTAGAACCGAAGTAAGAAACAGTCGTGGTGATGAATGGACAAAGCCTGCTTCGGTTTGTGAAGGCTATAACTGGGCAAGAGAACAACAACTTCTTTCAGAAATTCTATCTCGGTAAAATAATCACAAAACTCTTTGCAAAGCTTGCAAAACTAGCCAAATCCGAAAAGAAGTAAAAAGCTTTACCTGAAAAATATATCGTGTTATATTTTTCTTGGAGAAAAATATGAGTCTACCAATAAACCAAGTATATCTTGGTGATTGTCTTGAGCTTATGAACAAGCTTGATGATAACTCTGTTGATATGATTTTGTGCGATCTCCCATATGGCACAACCGCTTGCGCTTGGGATGTAATCATTCCATTTGAAGAGATGTGGAAACAATATCGCAGAGTAACAAAACCAAACGCAGCAATCGTTTTAACAGCAGCACAACCATTCACTTCTGCCTTGGTTGCAAGCAATATTAAGTTCTTCAAACAAGAACTTATTTGGAGCAAAGGCAAAGGTAGTTATCCGTTGATAGCAAAAAAACGTATCATGCAAGCCCATGAAAACATTCTTGTCTTTTGTTATGGCAGACTGCCATACAACCCACAAATGATGCCGGGAAAGCCTTATAAAGCCCCAAGGACAGGTGGAAATCGCACAAACTCAATAACAGGTACAAAAGCAGATAAAGCTGGATTCAAACAAGAAGATAACACAGGATTCCGTTATCCCTTGTCTGTACTTGACTACAGCATTCACTGTGGAAGCAAATTGCATCCATCGCAAAAACCAACAGAACTTTTTGAGTATTTGATCAAAACATATTCAAATCCTGGTGACGTTATTCTCGACAATACCGCTGGAAGTGGAACAACAGGCGTTGCGGCTGTCAACACAGGAAGAAACTTCATCCTTATGGAAAAGGAAGAAAAATATTGGCAAGTTTGCAAAGATCGTATAGGTGCAAAATGA